ATGGACCGGGCCAGCGGCTCGGGGGTGTTCGCCCGTGACCCGGACGCCCTCTTGGATCTCATTGAACTGCCGATAGGCGAGGATTTGCGCAAGCAGGAAATCAACAACGCCGTGGGCCGGGCCTGTAGGTTGGCCCTCCAGGCGGCAGGGAAATTGGATGAAGTCAGCCAGGATGATTTGTGCAGTGAGAAAGCCGCCCTGGCCGCCGTAGAGGCCGTTTTAGGCCCGCAGGGGTACAGAGACGCGCTGGCCGCGGCAGAGGCCGCTAAAAAGGCCGCAGAGGCCCGTACAGGGTGGCGTATTGATGGGACGCTCAGAGAGTTTCCGAAATTCCCCCCGGTCAACCTATGGTTCGACTTCCCCGTTCACCTCAACGACGAGAGCGGGGTTTTGGCCGACATTGACCCGGAGGGGGAGGCACCCGGCTGGCAACGAAATTTCAAGAAGAAGAAATCCCCGGAGGCCCGAAAAAAGGATAAGGAGGCGTCGCTTGAAACTGCTTTTGATGCCTGCAATTTTGGAGAGGAAGTTACTTTGAAGGTGCTGGCAGAGTACATGGGAGTATCGGAAGATACCGTTCGAAGACGTGTCAATGGGCACAAAGGTTTTTATATCGCAAAAGGCACTGTTGGTAGAAAGGCAACCGCAAAATCGTAAGTTGCAAAACCACAAAATATTTGCAAATTCGATTTTTTGCAAACGTGCGAAAATCGCAAAAACCCGATTTTGCAACCAACAAAAAAATTGCAAAGTCCCGTATTTGCAAAACCACAAAATATTTGCAGACGCCGAGTTTGCGCCCGCAAAAATGGCGTTGCAGAAATATATACTTCGTATATATTTTTTGCGTCTTGCGACGTCATCGGGGAGAGGCAGGCGGGCTAACGCTCCCGCCCGCCGCCTCCCTCTCCCGACCAATGACTAAAGAATTTTTTTGAAAATTAAGGCACTTTAGCGAGGTAAAGACACATGAGACTTGAGTTTTTTATGCCGATGCGCCCGCCCACCGCCACGCACCAGGAAAAGAAATGGCGGGTCGTGAAGGGCAAGCCGGTGAGCTATGACCCCCCGGAGGTAGCGGCGGCCCGGTCCAAGCTGACGGCCCATCTGGCCGGGCACAGGCCGGAGCAGCCCCTGGAGGGGGCTGTGCGCCTGCTGGTGAAGTGGTGCTTCCCCAGGGGGCGGCACGGAGACGGCGAGTATCGCACCAGCAAGCCGGACACGGATAACCTGAACAAGCTGCTCAAGGACTGCATGACCGCTGCGGGGTTCTGGAAGGACGACGCGCAGGTGGCTTCGGAGATCTGCGAAAAGTTTTGGGCCGAGACGCCGGGGATCTACGTCTGCGCGGAGGAGATCCAACGATAGGCAAATCCCCAGACGTTTGGGATTTTGGAGGTTTTGAAATGAATTGGAAACGAGAGGCAATCGACAAGCTGAAAAACTACGAGGCCCACAGGCAGGCCCTGGAGAACATACCCAGGGAGATCAAGCGCCTGGAGTCGGCGTATACGGGCCTGCGCAGCGCCAGCACAGAAAACGCCCCCGTGTCCGGAGGCGTCGGCACGCGGGAGGACTGCGTGTTGTCCAACATCGTCCTGCGGGACGAGCTGAAGCGGCGGCTGAAGGAGGCCCGTCTGTGGACGGCCCAGGTGGACAAGGCCCTGGCGGTCCTGGGCGAGGAGGAAAAACTTGTTTTGGACCGATTTTACATCCAACGGGCAAAGGGGGCTGTCGAGGCTCTGTGCGAGAGCCTGAGCCTGGAGAAAAGCGCCGTCTATGATAGGCGGGACAAGGCTTTGCGGCATTTCACCCTAGCCCTCTATGGGGTCACTGAGACAGAGTAAAAAAGTCCGGAAAAAAACCGGGCGATTTTTCCGGAACGCCGTGCTATAATGCTACCATACGAAATGCGCCGCCGGACAGCCGGGGCGCATTTCTGATTTTCGGGAAGGATGGTGAAATTATGGGTGCAGCGGGCAGACCCCGCAGGTTCAAAAGCGCAAAGGCCCTGCGCGCGGCGTGGGACGAGTACAAAGCCTGGTGCGGCGACCAAAAGGTGCTGACCCACGATTTCAGCGCGAAAAATTCCGAGTTCGTCTCCGCGGAGCTCCGGCGCAGCGTGACCTGCACCATTGAGGGCTTCTGCATGTGGGCGGGGCTGGCCCGGTCGGCGTTCTACGAGACGTATGGGAAACAGTATCCGGACACCGTTACGCGCATGAAGGAGGAGTGCGAGGTGGACGCCCGGATGAAATTCGAGCTGGGCGTCCTCGACCCCAAGCTGGCCGCCCTTTGGATGAGCCGGCACGGGTACAGTACGAAAACGGAGAATGCTGCGGCCGGTCCCCAGGAGGACGACCCCATCACCAAGAGCCTGAAGGAGGTGGGCTGGGATGCTTTCGCCGAAACAGCTGGAAATCCTGCGGTGGCCGTACACGGGGAAACGGGCCCTGATCTGTGACGGCGCGGTCCGGTCCGGCAAGACCTCCATCATGTCGCTGTCCTTCCTGCTGTGGGCCATGGGGGCCTTCGACGGGCGCAGCTTTGGGCTGTGCGGCAAGACCGTGGGCAGCGCGGAGCGGAATATCATTCAGCCCCTGCTGGGGGTGGGCTATCTTCAGAAAAATTTCGGGCTGGATTACTGCCGGTCCAACCACGTGCTTACCGTTACGCGGGGGTGTAAATCCAACCGGTTCTACGTCTTTGGCGGACGGGACGAGTCCAGCTACATGCTGATCCAGGGCGTCACGCTGGCGGGGGTGCTGCTGGATGAAGCGGCCCTGATGCCCCGGTCCTTTGTGGAGCAGGCCTTGGCCCGGTGCTCCGTGGCGGGGGCGAAGCTGTGGTTCAACTGCAACCCGGACGTGCCGGAACACTGGTTCCGCAAGGAGTGGCTGTTAAAGCTGGCGGAGAAAAACGCCACCCATCTGCATTTCCGCATGGAGGACAACCCCAGCCTGTCCCCGGAGACCCTGGAGATGTACCGGAGCCTCTACACGGGGGTATTCAAAAAACGCTATATCGACGGGGAGTGGACCGCCGGAGACGGTCTGATTTACGATATGTTCGACCCGGAGGTCCACACCTACACGGACCAGACCCGTCCCCAGGGCCTGCCCTATCTGGCCGCCCGGCATATCGCCTGCGACTACGGCACGGCCAATCCGTTTGTCCTGCTGGACCTCTACGACGACGGGGAGACGGTCTGGGCGGACAACGAGTACCGCTGGGACAGCCGGGCGCAGCTTTCGCAGAAAACCGACCAGGAGTACGCGGATGTTTTTTTGGGATTCCGCGGGGACGACCCCCAGTTTTTCTGCCCCGCCGTGGTGGACCCGTCGGCGGCCAGCTTCATTGAGGCCCTGCGGCGCAGGGGCGTGTATGTGATACCTGGCGAGAACGACGTGCTGGACGGCATCCGGCGCGTCAGCGCCCTGCTTGCCCGCCGGGTATTACGCATCCACGCGGAACGCTGCCCAGGGCTGATCGGGGAGCTTCAGAGCTATGTGTGGGACAGCAAGGCGGCGGCGATGGGCGTGGAGAGGCCGGTAAAAAACCTGGACCACGGCCCGGACGCGCTGCGGTATTATGTGAACACCTGCCTGCCGGGATGGCGGTACGGGGAGGAGGGTTAGCTTGTATTCCAATCCACTGTTTCGCCTGGGCTTCGGGTCCCAGTCGCCCCTGGAGGCGACGGAATACCCCCTGACCCGGCTGACCGGCAGCTATGCCCTGCTCAACTCCCTGTACCGGGACAACTGGGTGGTCCAGAACGTCATCGGCATCATTCCGGACGATATGCTGCGCAAGTGGTTCACGCTTTCCGGCCCTCTGGACCCCGACCGCCTGCTGGCATTGGAGCAGGTGCAGCGGACGACAGCCCTGCGGGAGAGCCTGAACGAGGGGCTGCGCTGGGGGCGTCTGTACGGCGGCGCGGCGGGGCTTATCCTGCTCCGGGGCCAGGAATCCATGCTGGACCGCCCCCTGGACCTGGATTTGATCCTGCCGGGGAGTTTTCAGGGGCTTTACATCCTGGACCGCTGGTGCGGCATCACCCCGGAGCTGGGGCTGGTCTGCGACGGCCGGGGGCGTATGGTCCCGGAGTTTTACACCATCTGCGGGGAGGGCGGGGCCGCCGCGGCGCGGGTCCACCACTCCCGGCTCATCCGCTTCATTGGCCGGGAGCTGCCCTATCTGGAACGCACGGCGGAGCTGTATTGGGGCGAATCCGAGGTGGAGGCCCTCTACCAGGACGTGGTCAAGCACGACAACGTGGCGGCCAACATGGCGGCGCTGACCTTCCGGGCCAATACCGACACCATGGAGGTCCAGAATCTGGACCAGCTCTTCTCCCTCTCCTCCAGAGAGACCCAGCGGCGGTTCTGGGAGATGATGCAGGCCCAGAGCGTTTTGAAGTCCAACTTCGGGATGCAGCTGGTGAACAAGGGCGACCAGATCAAAAACAACCAGTATACGTTCACCGGTCTGGAGGAGGTCTACGAGGCCATGTGCCTGGACCTGTCCGGGGCCAGCCGCATCCCCATGACCAAGTTATTTGGACGCGCCCCCGCCGGTATGAACGCCACCGGGGAGAGCGATATGCAGAACTACCTGGACTACATCGACACCCTGCGGGAAAACCGCCTGCGGCCCATTTTGGAACAGCTCCTGCCGGTGCTGGCCCTGTCGGCCTGGGGGGAGCTGCCGGAGGGGCTGGAGATCACATTCCCGCCTTTGTGGACGCCTAAGGCGGACGAGCTGGCGAACATCGCAAAGGCCAAAACCGAGACTGTCATTACGGCCTTCCAGTCCGGCCTGCTCACCGCCGGCGCCGCCCAGATGGAGCTGAAAAAGCTGGCAAAAGAAACGGGGCTGTTCGACGCGATCTCCGACGAAGAGATCGCGGCCAACAAGGGCAGGACCTATCAGGACGTGACCGCCCTGCGGGACCCGCTGGCGGGGCTGGGGCTTGACCCATGAACCGGGACCTGCTGAAGCTCCTGACCGGCCTGTTCCTCCAGGCCGAAACGGACATTGTGAACGAAATCGGCCGGCTCAGGAGCCGGGGCCTGACCGACTACCACGCGGAAGCCGCCCTGGAGCGTGTCCAGGCCATTCTGCGCAAGCTGGAAAACGACTGCTGGAAATACGTCCCCCAGATGGTCGAGCGGCAGTTCTACGTTCACCACCCGGAGGCGCGTAAAACTCTGGAATTTCCGGAGACGGCCGAAAAACACCGGCGGGGCTATCTGAACGCCTACGTCCTCACCGGCGAGCAGACGGACATTGTCAACCGGCTGGTGATGAACCTGATGGGGGAGGTCGTGGAGGGCGATCTGACCGTTTACGCCACCCTGGCGCGTGCCTTGCTGGGCCGGCGGGAGAATGACCTGTTCCGCCAGACGGGCCTGGAGCAGACGGCCCTGGCCCAGGCCAAAGGCCAGGGGCTGTTCCGGGCGGTCCCCGGCTTTGTGGAGGCCCTGCGCCGGGATGGCGTCACCGCGTTTATCGACCGTGGGGGCCGGCGCTGGAGCCTGCATACTTATGGCAGCATGGTGCTGCGGACCACCTCCCGGCAGGCGGAGGTGCTGTCCGTCCTGACCCGGGACCCGGAGCAGGATCTGTACAAAATCAGCCGCCACGGGACCACCTGCAAGCTGTGCGCCCCCCTGGAGGGCCGGGTGTACTCCAAGAGCGGCGCGGACCCGGATTTCCCGCCCCTCTCCGCGGCCCTGGGGGAGCCGTTCTGGAACATCCACCCCAACTGCCTGCACCAGCTCACCCCCTGGACCCCTATGGGCCGCAGTCCGGAGGAGATCCGGAACATCAAAGAGTTCTCCAGCTTGCAGAAAAACCCCGTCACCCGCGACCCGCGCACCCAGGCGCAGATCAAGGCGTACCGGACCAAAGAGCGGGACCGGGCGAAGTGGCTTGCGGATTACCGCCAGTGGGAGAACTACCGGACCGCGCTGGGGGACCGGGCGCCCAAAACGTTTCAGACGTTCCTGCGGCACAAGCGGGCGGGGGATGAGAAATACAAGGGCTGGCTTGCTGCGTACCGGAAACGCGGCACGAGCTTTTCTGGACAGAGTGTACACAACGAGACTGCGCCGCCAGGGATCCCAGTGCAGGTTGGGGCGGTGAACTTTGCGGATAAAAAAGCTGTTCTGGCACAGCTGTCCAGGGCCGAACGGGAGACTGTTGGGCTGAGCTATGAGGTCAGCCACACGGTTACCCAAGACGGCAAGGTGTGGCGGGTTTCTGGAGACGGCGGGGCGGTAAATCCATCGGCAATCCCAAGCAGTCTTGCCGGGTCATATTCCTATCATAATCATCCAAAGGCAAAGACCTGGTTCTCGTTCAGCGCCGCGGATGTGCGGTTCTTCTTCCAAAGTGATGCTGCTTATTCCAGTGCATCTGATTATTTGTACAAATATAGTATGCAGAGAAATCCGGAAACCCTTGCGGTTCGGCCCGATGTAGTGTATCATAGATTTAAAGAGATTTATCAAACCGACATATATGAGCTTTCTGATGCAGGGGAAATTGATATAGACCTAGATGGTTTCCATGAAACTATGCGGAGGCTAAGCCGCGAATATGGGTTTGTTTACGAAAGAAGGAAGCGGGATGCCTGTGAATAAGAACCATCCAGATTACCCTGTATATTCCCAAAAGCATAAAGCTTTATGGGATGCTTATATGGAGCTGTGGAACACAGAAGACGCGAAATATCCCAATTGGAATGGGCAAGACTCTCCTGCCCATGAGACACTTCGAGATGCTCACCGAAAGCTCAGCACAGAGATTAAAGCGCTTCAAAGAAAATATGCCCATCTCTTTACGGAGGAAGATTCGTGACCGAACAAACCCTCGCATCGTCAATTTCATAAACACACCAACTGGGGCCAGCTCCTGAGAAAATCTCAAGAGCTGCCCCCTTTCTTTTGGACGGGAGGAATGACCTATGCTCGCCTACTATGGCACAAAGCTGTCGGAGCATATCGTGGAAAAGCCGGACGGCAGTATCATCTGCACCGACGCGCCCATCGCCCGCACGGGGGAAATGGAGTATCTGGCCTGTGAGCTGGGGCTGGACGGCGACCCGGAGCGCGTGGTCAAGGTGGTCCGGGAGGCGGAGGACGTGTTTGACGCCGCCGCGCTGGCGTCGTTCGAGGGGGCCTACGTCACCGACGGCCACCCGCCCCGCCTGCTCACCGCCGAGACCGCCGCCCCCTATGTGAGGGGCCATGTGGAGCATATCCGCCGGTCGGGCCGGCAGGTGATTGGCGATCTGCATATTTTCGACCCGGCCCTGGCCAGCGACATCCGCAGCGGCCGGAAGCGGGAACTCAGCTGCGGCTATGACTGCACCTGGCTCCCCCTGCCGGACGGGCGCTACCGGCAAAAAAATATTCGCGGCAATCACGTGGCCGTCGTGCCTAAGGGCAGAGCTGGCCGCGATGTTGCAATACAAGACGCCGCCGCACAGGCGGGGAAAGGAACGTATATGAACGAGTTTGGAAAAGCCATCCTGACCGCCCTTGGGCTGGCGGCAAAGGACGCCCAGCCGGAGGAGCTGGACGGTCTGGTGCAGACCGCTGGAGCCGCCCTGGACGCCAACCCCAGCGCCCAGCCCGAACCGCCCGCCGGGGAAGGACCGCCTGCCGGAGCAGAACCGCCTGCGGCGGACGCGGCGCTGGAGAAGATCCTGGAGCGTCTGGACGCTCTGGAGCGCAAGACCGGCCAGGAGGAGAAGCCGGAGAGCAAACCGGAGGCCGAGCCGGAAAATAAGCCGGAGGACAAGGCCGCCCCTCTCTCCCAGGAAGCCAAGGACGCGGCGGCCGCCATTGTCAAGGCCATCCGCCCCGCGGTGGCCGGGATTCAGGACCCGGCGGTCCGTACCCAGGTGTCTGACAGCCTGCTGTCCGTTCTGGAGGAGCCGGACAAGCTGGCCCAGATCACCGCCGCCGTCCAGGACCACGCGGGCGCCGCGGCCCGCGGGCCTGCCGCCGGGAGCTTTGAGCAGCTGTGCCGGGAGGCCGAGGCGGCCTACGCCGCCCGCAACCCCCACAAGATGAAAAAGGAGGCCTGACTATGGGACTGTATCCGCAAACCATCGGCATGGCGATGCCCCACGGCTGCGCCGGGTCCTACGCCCGTCAGCCGGATAGTATCGTCCACACCCGCCCCGCCGGCGGCGACGCCCAAATCCTGTTTGGAACGCCCCTCCAGTACGACGGCGCGGGGGCCGTGGTCCCAATGGGGGCCGGGTCCACCGCCGCCAAATTCGTGGGCGTGGCGGCCCAGGAGGTCAAAAGCGCCCTGCACTACCTGGACCAAGGCACGGGAGCCTACGCCCCCGGCGAAGCGGTTTCCGTATTCATGCGGGGGACGATCAACGTGAAATGCAGCGTGGGGACTCCCAAGCTGGCCGGACCCGTGTATCTCCGGACCACCGCAAACGCGTCCATCCCGACGGGGGTGGTGGGCGGCTTTGAAGCGGCGGCGGACGGGAACAACACCGTGCAGCTGTCCAACTGCCAGTGGGACGGCCCCGCGGACGCAAACGGCATTGCCGGTATGCGCATCCTGACCCTGAACAACGCATGATAGGAGGGAAAAATTATGGCTGAATTTGAAAACGTAGGCACGTTCGACGCCGGTATCATCAGCTCCGGCGGCCAGACCGGCGGCGCGGCCCCCGGCGTAAGCCCCATCATGGACGCGGCAGGGGTGGCGTCGGGCCAGGCCTTCCTGGTGTCCCAGCTGGAGAAACGGGACGCCAGGCTCCGGGAACCCCTGACCAGCGTGACCTATCCCCGCGACATCGTGGTGCGCACCGGCGGGGGCTGGGTGGATTTCATTTCCGCGCAGTCCGTGGGCTACGGCGTGGCCGGCGGCTCCGGAGACGGCCCCATCCAGGCGGGCGGCGCCAACGGCCTGCCCATCGTCCAGGCGGATCTGGACAAGGGGACCTATAAGGCCCACGTGTTTGCCGTGGCCCTGCGCATCATGTGGGTGGATATGCAGAAGGCCAATCACATCGGCCGCTCCCTGGACAGCCTGCTCCAGAACGGCGTGCGCCTGACCTACGACAAGCATATGGACGAAAACGTCTATCTGGGCTTCCCCCGGTACAAGACCACCGGCCTGCTCAACAACCCCGACGTGGCCGAGACGATGGCCGCCGCCACCGGCGCCGGAAGCTCCACGAAGTGGGCCGACAAGAGCAAGGAGCAGATCTTGGCCGACATCAACGAGGCCCTGCACACCGCCTGGGCGGCGGCGGAGTACGACCAGACCGCCATGCCCAATCACATCCTCCTGCCCTTCCCGCAGTACAGCTATCTGATGACAACCATGGTCACGGACCTGGCGACGGAGACGCTTTTGGACTTTGTGCAGAAAAATAACATCGCCGCCAAAAACGGCCAGTCCCTGTACATCGGGGCAACGCGCTGGAACAAGGGCGCGGGCACCGGCGGCACGGACCGCATGATGGTCTACAACAACGACGAGCGGTTCGTCCAGGTAGAGGAGCTGGTCCCCCTGAACCGGGCATTGACGCAGCCCAACGCCACCGACTTCTGCTACGACACCGCCTACGCCGGAAATATCTCCGAGGTGGAGATGTTCTACCCCCAGACCGCCCTCTATGTGGACGGCATTTAAGGGGAGGTGCGGAACATGATCGTGATGAGCCGGCGCAATATCGTCATTCACAGCCCCGACCGGTCCCAGGTCTGCCCCCTGCGCCGGGACTGCATCGGCCCCGTGCCCGACTGGGTCCCCAAGACGGCCTATTTCAAGGCCCTGGTGGCCGACGGCAAGCTGGTCCTCCCCAAGAAACAGGATGCTTCCAAGTAAGCCGCAGTTTTTCGGGGTGCGGGCCGCCGCGGCCAACCTCTCCCAGGGCCGGGGCAGCTATACCGCAGAGCTTTTCCAGGCGGATTTCCCCCAGTTTTTCGACGCGGCACAAATGCCGCTCCTGCCCCCGGCCATTCTGGACGGCCTGCTCGCCCAGGCCAACGCCGCCATTTCCCCGGAGCGCTGGGGGGACGGCTGGCGATACGCCTGTGGGCTCTATGTGGCCCACAATGCTGCACTGTATCTGCGGACCTACTCCGAGAGCAGCAGCACCCCCGCGCAGGCGGCGGCGTCGGGGGCGCTGGTGGGAGTGGTCAAGTCCGCCCAGCTGGGGGACAGCTCCGTGAGCTATGACACCGATGCGCTGACCAGGGCGACGGCAGACTGGGGGGACCTGAACGCCACGCAGTACGGCCAGATGCTGGCCGCACGGGCCAGATTGATCGGGATGGGAGGGAGTTACGTCTTATGAATGACGCAGATTGGTACACAGACCGGGCGGACGTCTACCGGGTCCAGTCCGTGAAGGAGGGCAGTCTCACCAAGCAGACGCGGACGCTGGCTGTCCGGGGGCTGCCCTGCCGGGTCTACCGGAGCGGCGGGCACGGCCCCAACATGCAGTCCACCGCCGCCTATTTTCGCGGAGAAGACAGACTGGCCTGTGCAAACCAGGCGGACATCCGGGCCGGGGACGAGCTGAAGATCACACGGGGGGGCGGTCTGGGCCAAACGCCGCGGGAGATCCGGGCCTTTGCCGGGGAGCCGGCGCCGTTCTACGAGCCGTTCGGAGCAGTGGTCCCCGGCCTGGCCCACCAGGAGATCCCGCTGCTGGAGCTGGAATATGTTCGGTGACGCGCTGCGGGCACGGCTGGAGGTGCTGCAAACACGCCAGGCCGGTTTGCAAGCCCGGCTTCAAGACATCGCCCGCGGAGCGGCCCTGCGGGCGGTGGAGGAGGCCCAGGCCTGCACGCCCCCCAACGGCGGGGATGCGCTCCGGGGTGTGAACATGATAACCGGCGAGCTGGCCCAGCACTGGGCTTCCGACAGCCAGACCGAGCCGGTCCGGACCGGCGGGCGCTATACGTCCCTCCTGGCCAACGAGAAAGAGTACGCCAGCTACGTCAACGACGGGCACCGGATGGACCGGCATTTTGTACCGGGGCTATATATCGACAGCCACGGGCTTCTCTCCCGCGATTTGTCCCGTAATGTGGGCTTGACCGTCGGGACTAAGACCGGCTATGTCCCCGGCCTGCACATGAAAGAGCAGGCCGTCCAGGCCTATGAGGACGCGGCGGCTTCCGGGCTGGAAGCCCTGGGAAAGGAGATTTTTTTGTGAGTTTTACGCTGCAAGAGCTTACCGCCGCCCTGGCCGGACATCTTGCTCCCCATCTCCCCGGCGTGACCTTCTACGACAACCCGAACCAGCAGGGGACCCAGCTCCCGGCGCTGTTTCTGCAAAAAACCCACGCCAGGATCACGGGGAAAACCGGCCCGCGCTTTCTGCGCAAGCTGGGGCTGGACCTGGTGTACCTGGTGGACTTCAACCGCCCGGATATGCAGGACCAGTACATGGACGCGGCGGAGATCCTGGACGGGCACCTGGAGCTGTTCCCCTGTCAGGGGGCGCTGCTGCGGACCTACGGCCGGCACTGGACCGTCCAGGAGGACGCGCTGCACTATACATTTGACCTGAAGCTCTGGGTGAGCCGCCAGGAGGACGCCGTCCTCATGGGGTCCATCCAGGCCTGCCGTGAGGAGGTAATATAATGGCAAAAAAAGCGGCCCCCCAATACCCTACCGAAGCGCTGCTGAACAGCAAGGCCCTGTCCGGCCGCCAGCGGGATTTTACCCGCGTACTGCTCACCCGGCCCGCGTATTCGCTGGAAGAGGCCAACGCGGTGCTGGACCAATTTTTTGCGGAAGGCGGTGAGGCCTGATGGCGGGAGGGACCTGGAGCGCCCCCAATAAAGTCCGTCCGGGCGTGTACGTCAATTTCAGGAGCGAGGGCGGCCAGAGCGTGCCTTTAGGCGCCCGCGGGACGGTGGCCATCGCCAAGGCGCTGTCCTGGGGGCCGGTGGGGCAGGTGACGCCCATATACGCCGGAGAGCACACCGGCGCGCTGTGGCTGCGGGAGATGTTCAAGGGGACCAACGTCACCAGCGGCCCCCAGAAGGTCCTGCTGTACCGGCTCAAAACCCAGGGGGCGGCCGCCGCCTCCGCCAGCCTGTCCGGACTCACCGTCACGGCCCGGTATCCCGGCGTCCGGGGCAACGATATTTCCACAAAAATTTCCGCCGTGGTGGACGAGGCCGGGTCGTTTACGGTCACGACCATCGTGGACGGGGCGGCGGTGGACAGCCAGTGCGTCCGGGCGGCATCGGAGCTGACCGCCAACCGCTGGGTGACGTTCTCCGGGGAGGGGCCTCTGACCGCGGCGGCGGGGGTCGCGCTCACCGGCGGCGCGGACGGGACCGTCCAGTCCTCCGCGTATGCGGCGGCGCTGGAGGCCCTGGAGCCCTATTCCTTCGACGTGCTGGCCTACGACGGCACCGACAGCACGGTGCGGGCGGCGATGGCCGCCTTTGTCCAGCGCCTGGCCGGGCAGGAGGGGCGGTATACCCAGCTGGTCACCTCCGGCGCAGGCAATGTGGACAGCCGCTTTGTCATCAGCACCAACACCGGCGTGGTCCTGGAGGACGGCGCCCGGCTGGAGCCTCAGCAGGTGGTCTGGTGGCTGGCGGGCGCGCAGGCCGGGGCACAGTACTGGCAGAGCCTGACCTACGCGGCCTACCCCGGCGCGGTGGATGTGACCGTGAAGCGGACCGGCACCCAGATTGAGCAGGAGATCCTGGCGGGCAGCATCGTGCTTGCCCAGGAATTTGACGCCGTCCGGATCGAGACGGACGTGAACACCCAGACCACCAGCACGCCGGAGTTTGGCCCGGTCTTTTGCAAAAATCTGACCATGCGGGTGTGCAGCTCTCTGGCCAACGACCTGTACCGGGAATTTTCCCAAAACTACCTGGGCAAGGTCAAAAACGACCCGGCGGGCCGGGGGCTGTTCCAGGCCGCGATCCTGGGCTATCTGAAAACTATGTATGAGAAAGGCGCGCTGCGCGCCCGTCCGGAGGCGGCCGATGTGACCGTGGAGCAGGGCGGCAGCGCGGACAGCATCGTCATTGCCATCGCCCTTCTGATTGCCGGCGCGGTCGAGAAGATATACCTGACGGTCACAGTGCGCTAAAAAGGGGGGAGAGTATGAGTTTTTTACTGGAACGGGACACCGTCCACGGCGCGGCGGGGACCGCGGTGATGACCCGGGACGGCCAGATCCAGGAGTTATTCGGGGCCAAGAAGATTGACGCCCGCGCCAACATTGCCAGCAGCGATATGAAGGTGATCGGGACCAAGCGCATTCAGCAAAAGCCCGGCGGGGCCAAGCTCACCGGCACCGGGACCATGTACTATTATACCTCCGCGTTTGTCCAGATGGCCGCGGAATACATCCGCACGGGGGCGATGCCCCGGTTCGATATGCAGGTGACCAACGACGACAAGGCCTCCTCTGTGGGGGTGCAGACGGTGGCCCTGTACCGCTGCCAGCTGACCGGGGACATCCCTATCGCCATCCTGGACGACAGCCAGGATATGCTGACCTTTGAATTCAGCTTCAGCTTCGAGGATTTCGAGGTGCTGGAAGCCTTTACCGCCCCCGCCGCCCTGGGGATGGAATAAGAGAGGATTGTGTGTTATGTGTGATCTCACCGCGTTTTTGCACCCCGCCGCCGCCGTGGAGCCGGAGGAGGTGTTCATCTCCAGGCGCTTTACGGGAAAGGACGGCAAGCCCGTCCCCTTCGTCATACGGCCCCTGACCCAGGAGGAAAACGAACAGCTCATCCGGCAGTCCACCCGCGGGGCCAGACATGGGGAGGCGCAGCTGGATAAGATCGAGTACGGACGGCGGCTGATCGTGGCCGCCACCGTCACCCCGGACTTCAAGTCCCAGGAGCTTTGCGCGGCCTGCAAGACCCTCAACCCCCTGGAGGTCCCCGGCAAGCTGCTGCTGGCGGGGGAGTTCCAGCGGCTGACCCAGGCGATTTTGGCTCTGTCCGGCCTGGACAGCAGCCAGGAGGAGCTGGAGGAGCAGGCAAAAAACTGATTGACCGCGGGGACCCGGACACCGTCCTGGCCTACTACATGTTCCTGAACCACGGCTGGGAGCCGGGGCGGGTCTGTGCGCTCTCCCCGCGGGAAAAAATATGCCTGCTGGTTTTTGCCCGGAAAGAGATCCAGTCCAGACAAAAAACGAAAGGAGCTGATGCCTGATGGCCGCCATCCGGGAAGAGCTGGTCCTGCTGGACCGGTTTTCCGCCACCATGTCCCGCTATCTGAACGGCCTGCATCAGGCCGTGTCGGCCAGCGCCGCCCTGACAGACGCCAGCGCCGCCCTGGCAGACGCGGCCGCACAAGCGGCCCGGACCGCCGCCCAGACCGTCCAGGACCAGGAGCGCGTGAACGCCAGCCTGCGCCGGGGCGCGTCCGCCGCCTCCGGCCTGACCCGGCAGCTGGGCGCGCTGGCGGGGGCCTATGTGAGCCTGCGCTCCGCCCAGCGGTTTGTTGCCCTGAGCGACGCCATGACCCAGAACACCGCCCGGCTGGACCGGATGAACGACGGGAGGCAGACCACCCCGGAGCTGCGGGATATGCTCTACCAGTCGGCCCAGCGCTCCAGAGGGGACTATATGGGCACGGTGGACCTGGCGGCCAAGCTGGGCACCATGGCCCCCGACGCCTTTTCCAGCAGCCAGGAGCTGGTGGCCTTTGCCGAACAGCTCAACAAGCAGTTTACCCTGGCCGGGACCAGCGCCCAGGGCATGGACGCCGCCATGCTCCAGCTCACCCAGGCCATGAGCGCCGGGGCGCTGCGGGGCGAGGAGCTGAACTCCGTGCTGGAGCAGGCCCCGACCATTGCGCAGGCCATTGCAAAGTACCTGGGCGTGTCCGTGGGCGGGATGCGGGAGCTGGCCAGCGAGGGGAAGATCACCGCCCAGGTGGTGAAAAACGCCCTGTTCCAAGCGGCGGAGGAGACCAACGCCGCCTTTGAGGCGATCCCCCTCACCTATGAGCAGGCGTGGACGATGGCCGGAAACGCGGCAGTCAAGAGCATGGAACCGGCCTTGGAACAGCTCAACGCCCTGCTGAACAGCGAGCTGGGCCAGACCGCCCTGGACAGCCTGATTTCCGGTTTTGGGCTGCTGGGCCGCGCGGCGGCGGGGGCGGTGGACCTGCTGGCCGGCGGGGCGCAGATGATCGCGGAGAACTGGGGGCTTGTCTCGGACCTGCTGCAATTCGCCGCAGGGGCGCTGCTGGCCCTTGGGGCCGTCTCCGCAGGCGCGGCCGCCGTGCATCTGATCGCCTGGGCCGCGGCCAACGCCCCCCTTTTGCTGCTGGCCGCGGGGGCGGGCGTGGCGATTCTGGCCATGTACTCCATGGGGATGACCAGCCAGGAGGTTTTTGAACAAATCGCCCAGGGGGCCGGCTGGCTGTACGCCACGGGCTATAACCTCGTGGCCGCCAGCTGGAATCTGATCGCCGCCTTCGCGGAGTTTTTCGCAAACGTGTTCGACAATCGTGCGGCCGCCATTGCCAACCTGTTTTTGGGGCTGTTCAACTTTATCATGGACATCGTGAGCAATGCCGCCGGAGCCATCGACGCGCTGCTTGGCTCGGATATTTCCGGCGCGGTGAAGAAATTCCAGCACGGGGTCAACGAGTTTGTCCACGATGTTTTTGGAGAAAACCAGTACAAGGTCCAGCGTATGGAGCTGATTTCTCATGCAGATACGATGGCCCAATTCGGCGCGGCGGGCGGCAGGATCGGCAAGGCGCTGGACGAGTTCCAGGCCGGGGACCTGCTGGGAAGTGGGGGCAGCGGCGGCTTTCTGACAGACTATTCCGGTATGCTGGGCGGCATCTCCGGCCAGCTGAAAACCATCGGCGGGGACACGGCGGCCATCAAAAGAAGCGTGTCCCTGTCGGAGGAGGATATGCAGATGCTGGTGGATATGGCCGCCCAGCGGTACGTCAACCACATCAATCTCACCGCCCAGACCCCCGTCATCACCATCCACGGCCAGAACACCGGGAATTTCCAGGAGGACGCCCGGTGGCTGGAGGATACGCTCATGCGCCTGCTGGTGGAGCAGGCGGCCAGCCACACGGACCAGAGCTATATCTGACATCACCGTTACTTTACGATAGGAGGCCGGAAGCAATGGCAAATCAATACGGCTTGTACCTGGCGCGGGAGAGGACCGTTCTGCGCTTCCCGATGAACCCGGAGAGCTACCAGATCCAACGGGACACTGAAAACGGGGAGTACAACGTTCTGGGAATCGGGCCGGTCATGGTCCCCCGCACCCCGAAGCTGCAGCGCATTTCCTGGTCCGGGCTTCTGCCCGCCCGCGGGGAGTGGATGGCTGTGGTGACCTCCGGCGGCTTCCAGCCCCCGCAGTTTTACCTGGAGTTTTTGCAGGCGGCTATGGCCGAAAAAGCGGTGGTGCGCTTTGTGGCCAACCGGTACATGGAGGACGGGACCCCGATTTTTGACACCAACCTGGAGGTGCTTGTCACCGGCCTGTCCTTCGAGGAGCGCGGCGCGGAGACCGGCGACTTTTACTATGACCTGACTCTGACGGAGTACCGGGACTACTCGGCCAAGACGGTCACCCTTTCGCAAAGCGCCCCCGGCCAGCCCGCCCAGGCCAGCGCCCAGACCACACGCGCGGTCCCCGCCGGACAGCTGACGGTGGGGATGGACGTGACCGTCAACGGAAAGTTCTACTACTCCAGCCAGGGCGCGGAGCCACACGGGACCTTCTCCGGCTACCGGGGAAAGATCTCCCGCATCGCCGCCGGGGACCCCCAGCGGCCCTGCCCCTACCACATCACCGCCCCCGACGGCGCGGCAAAGGGCTGGGTGGCCAGAGGACAGCTTCAGGCGGTGGACCGATGACCTATGAGCTGCTGATTTTGAACAAAAGCTCCGGCCGGAGCTGGGACGTCGCGCCCCAGGTCCAGCAAGTGACGTATACCACCAACCGCACCGGCTCTCCGGGGACGCTGAAATTTACGGTCAACGCGTCGGGCATCTCCTTTCTGGAGGGCGACACCGTGCGGTTTTCCGCCGGGGGGCAGGTCATTTTTCTGGGCTGGGTGTTTACCAAAAGCCGGGACCGGTACGGGATCATCGACGTGACCTGCTACGACCAGCTGCGCTACCTCAAGGCCAGCGCAAGCTACTGCTTTGTGGGCCGCACCGCCGGGGACATCATCCGGGAAATCGCCCAGGACTTCCAGCGCCAGACCGGCCAGATGGACGAGACCGGCTTTGCCCTTCCGTCCCTCATCATGGAGGAGAAGTCCTGCCTGGACATTATTTCCACAGCGATCCAGAGGACCCTGCTGGCCACAGGAACGCTCTATACGTTTTTCGACGATGCCGGGACCCTCTCCCTCCGGGAGGCCGGGTCCATGGCTGCCCAGGGCGTGGTGGGGACCGGGTCCCTGCTCACGCAGTACGCCTACAAGACCGACATCGACGAACAGACCTATAATTCCATAAAACTGGCCCGGCCCAACGAGAAAACCGGACGAGCGGATGTGTTCCAGGCGGTGGACAGCGCCAATATCGGCCGCTGGGGGCTGCTGCAGCTCTACCAGACGGTGGACGAGGCGCTGAATGACGCCCAGGCCGCCGCCCAGGCAAAATCCATGCTGCGGTACTACAACCGCCGCCGCCGCACCCTCAAGGTGGAGGCGCTGGGCCTGCTGGGGCTCCGGGCGGGGCAAATGCTGATGATGGACGTGCCCGGCCTGGGGGACATCGACCTGAAACAGCTGGTTTTGCTGGAAAAAGTGACCCATACGTTTCAAAATGACGCGCACACCATGAATTTTGATGTGCTGGAGCTGGGAGGACCGACGTGAATCTGATCGACGTGATGCACACCATCAACCAGAGCTCTATGGCCGCCTACGGCCTGTCCGACCTGGCGGTGGGGACGGTGACCCGTACCGCCCCGCTGGAGGTGACCCTCCGGGAGAGCATGGCGCCCCTGCCCCAGGAGGTCCTGTGGCTGACGGAGCCGGTGATTGAAAAGAAGCTCCCCGTGCTGGCCCACCGGCATGAGACCGCCGGCTTCCGGCACAGCCATACCGTGGACACCGCCGAGGGGAGCTTTTCCACCAGCGACGCCCTGACGCCGGACGCCTACACCTCCGACCAGCGCCTGGACGGCATCGTCTGCTACGAGGACGGCAAGCCCCTGCCGGTGGAAAACGGATTTATCGTCCTGAACCGGGGGCTGAAAACGGGGGACCGGGTCCTGCTGCTCCGGGTGATGCGGGGACAGCAGTTTATTATCCTGTCCCGGATCTTTGAGAGGGGGAGCGCCCATGGCAACGCTGCCCGCATCTGACCTGGACCTGTCCCAGGGCGTAGTGTTTCGGGAAAAACCCTCCCTGACCTGGATCGCCGACCCTGTCACAAAGCGGCTCCGGGGCCGGGGGGACGGCTGGGAGGCCGTGCGGCAGGCGGTGGAGGTCATCGTCCATGTGGAGCGCTTCCGCTGGCAGATATACTCCCCCAATTTCGGCACGGATTTTGACGGCCTGCTTGGGAATGAGGCGGGGTTTGCGGCGTCGGAGCTGAAAAGGCGGCTGACGGACGCGTTTTTGCCGGATAACCGGATTTTGGGGATCTCGGATTTTGCCTATACGTTTCAGGATGCCGCCCTGACCGCCGCCGTCACGGTGGATACCGTGTTTGGACCGGTGCGGACTACGGTGGAGGCGGGGCCTGCACGGTGAAGCAGCGGGAATTTTTTAAGAGGTGATACCATGCTCGACCTGACCCAAAAGACCTACCGGAATCTGCTGCAAGCCATGCTGGACCGGACGCCCGGCTCCCTGGACAAGCGGGAAGGCTCCATGCTCCAGACCGCCCTGGGGGCCGGGGCCTACGCCCTGGAGGAATTTTACCTGGAGCTGGACCAGGTCCAGAACGGAGCCTATCTCCAGACCGCCGTGGGCCGTGACCTGGACAAGCTGGCTGTGCTGGCCAACGTCCGGCGTTACCCGGCCTCCGCCGCCGTGCGGCTGGGCGTGTTTGATAGGGACATCCCCCTGGGGGCGCGGTTCTCCACCATCGACGGCGGGGAGAGCGTGAATTTTACCGCCACCCTGCGCATTGGGGACGGGCAGTATCAAATGACCTGCGAGACGGCGGGTACCATTGGAAACCAGTACACCGGCCCGATCCTGCCCATTCCCTTCATCCAGGGGCTGACCCGCGCCGAGCTGACCGATATCCTCACCCCCGGCGATGATACAGAGGACGATGAAAGCCTCCGGAAACGGGCCATCGACGCGCTGAACGAACAGCCCTTCGGGGGCAATATCGCCGACTATAAACGGGTGGTCCTGGCCATTGACGGCGTGGGCGGACTTCAGGTCTACCCCACCTGGAACGGCGGCGGGACCGTGAAACTCAGCATCCTCGGCGCGGACTGGATGCCCGCCTCAGAGCAGCTGGTGGAGACGGTCCAGAACACGGTAGACCCGCCCCCTGACCAGGGGCTTGGCTACGGCACTGCCCCCATCGGCGCAACCGTCACCGTGACCGCCCCGGAAACCGTATCCGTGGACGTGTCCGCCGTCCTGACGCTGGGGCCGGGGTACACCATAGGCCAGCTGTCCAAACCCGCCCAGCGGGCCATAGACGCCTACCTGCTGGAAATCCGGCAGGCGTGGGCGGAGCGTGCGGACTCCTGGGTCTACGCCGCGCGGGTGACTGCCGCGCTGCTGGCTGTCCCAGGGGTGGTCAACGTGACCAGCCTGACCCTGAACGGCTCCGGGGCGGACCTGCGGCTGGAGGAGAGCGGCCAGCGCCAGCAGGTCCCCGTGCTGGGGGAGGTGCGCGTGGGTGGCTGAGACCAATATCTGCCAATACTGGCCCCTCTGGTTCCGGGAGATCCTGGATTTTCAGGCCCTGTGCCAGACAGAAGGGGACGAGCTGCGGGCGTTGGCGGAGCTTATGGACCGGGTCCGGGAGAACCTGTTTGTCCAGACCATGGACGAGGGGACTGCCGCCCTCTGGGAAGACATTTTACGCATCCTCCCGGAGCCGGACGACAGCCTGGAGTTCCGGCGTAAACGGGTCCTCAACCGCCTCGCCCTGCGCCCGCCGTTCACGCTGCACTTTCTGCGGGACAAGCTGGACGGGCTGTTTGGACCGGGGAACTACCGGCTGGAAATGGACTACCCCAACTATACCCTGTACATCGAAGCGGCGGTGAAGGACCAGAAGTATTTTACGGAAGTTTCCGCCCTGCTGCACATCATTAAGCCCTGCCATATCGTCTACATCAGCCGCCCCCGCATCGACGGCGGGCTGGCCCTGGCAGAACGGGTGGCGCGGGTAGAGCTGCGTTATAACTACATCCAGGGAGCGTGGGCGCTGGGAGAAAAGCCCTTCGTCAGCTTCCTGGAGCAGGAGGTTTTGAAGATAGAAACACAGCCGAGTGTGAAAAAGGCCCTGCTGGAACAGACCGCCGCCTTTGTGGCTGCCGATGTGGCCGCGGCCCGCATCAACGGCAGTATTTTGATCCCGGAGATCACCCGGTCCACCGCAGGGAATATCGGGTCCGTCTCCTACCCGGTGCGGCGGGAGCAGGCCGGGGAAATCACCCTGGCGGAGCTGCTGGACAAGGACGGCGGGGTTTTGAGCTGCAGTACGGTTTCCGTGCCGGTGCTGGAGCAGGTCATCTCCCTGCGCCACAGTTTTATCGTAAAGGAGGCGGCAGCCAATGGCGAACCGGCCGATTGAGACCCCCTTGCCCGCGGACCTGCCGGAGAACTGGACCGCAGGGCAGATCGTAGCGCCGGACGGGGCCTCCGTGGGGCTGTCCCGGCAGCACGGCTACAACTATTTGATGCAGCAGGTCAACAAGGCCCAGCAGGGTGTGAACGCCGTCAATGAGGCGTTTGAGAATGTGTCACAGAATCATGTGATCCTGGAAACAACAGCTGAAAACGGCGCGGAGCTGACCGTGGATGGAGAACCGTCCGTGCTGGGCAGCGCGGTGCGCTGCATTACACGAGATGGCGGAATCTCCGACAGCGGAATGTCAAGTATCCCCTCCTATGAGTTTTACCACATCGGCTATTCCGAAGCCCGGAAACAATTCTTCTGTATTGCCCGCTCTGGCGGCTACTGTACGCTGAGTCAGAACTGGGTCAGCAGCAGCAGCGTTATTGCGCAAAAGGTTTCCGGAACTCTTTGGGATGCGGCCTTGGACGAGACTGGATTGATTGTGTGCGATGGAAACGTCCTGTCCAAAACGCAGGATTTCAGGAACTGGACTGTAGTGTTTGACACGGTTGCCTTGGACCGGCCGCAAGGCGTTTCCGCCATCAATATATACGCGATTTGTTTGCAGTCGCACGACCGTTGGATTGTAGCAGGAGAATGCGGTTTTGTGACAGCAGACGGCGGTAATACCTGGACGAAAGCAGAGTTTCCCATTGAAAATTTTGTAGCCAAAAGAATCGTATGCACGGAGAATGCGGTTGTTTGTTCGGGGTCCAATCGCAGCGGAGTCAACTATCTGCTGAAAAGCACGGACGGTTCCCGCTGGACGGTCGTGTATCAGGACAGCCTGCCACACCCTGAGCAGCCGCTTTACTGGTGGTGGCCTGCCTACCAGCTGGCAGTCAACAACGGAACGTTTGCAGGTATTCTGGGGCGGTCGTTTGTCATTGGAGACGGAAGTACATTCAAAGCTGTAACGCTTCCCATGGAAGCGTGCGGTCTGACAGAGTGTGGAAACGGATTTTTCTTGGTGGACGGTACAGATACGGGCCGTTATACAGAGGACGGAGTACAGTTCACGGAGTATAAGCTTCCAATCGCTGCGGCCATCGTGAAATATGGCGGCGGCCGTTTGGCTCTGCTATCGCAAGATAGAACCTCGGCAGCTTGGGCCGATTACGCAGGGAGTGTGCTTGTCACTGAGTTGCTGTACCCGTCTGGAGAGCTTGCGACGGATGATGTGAAGCGGGCTTTGGGAGTGACGGCCGGAGGGGGGATCACCGGACCTGCCGGACCCCAAGGGCCAAAAGGTGACACCGGAGCACAAGGCCCGAAAGGCGATAAGGGCGATCCAGGCTCCGCCGGTCCCCAGGGAGAGCAGGGTCCGCCAGGACCCGCCGGCCCCCAGGGAGAGCAAGGCCCGCCAGGACCAACCGGCCCCCAGGGAGAGCAAGGCCCGCCAGGACCTGCGGGGCCAAGCGGGGCTTCCGGCGTGACGATGGAGCAGGTCAACGCCGCCATCCAGGCCGCCGTGCTGGACAGTTGGGAGGGAACGTATTGAGTACGCAGGAAGGAAATCTGAAAGCGATTGCGGATGCCATTCGGCAAAAAGAAGGAACTACAGAGCCTATTCCGGCTAACGATTTTCCGGCACGGATTCGGGCGCTGGAAACGGGCGGCGGCAGTTCTGATTATGCAATTCCGTTGGTTGTGACTTCGGATACAGCGGGAGCTGAAATCACGGCAGTAAATGGTGATACAGTGCTGAGCGGTATCACCGGAAGCGACAAAAAGCTTCAACTGATTTTAACCAAACCTGGAGATTGGGCTATCACAGCTAAATATGGCGACCGCGTGGAGGGTCCTAATTATGTCAACGCGATGACTCATTACACAACAAAATTAAACGTTCTTTCCAGATTGCCTGTAGGATATAGCGAAGTGCAGTATCTATACAAAGAAAAGAATGAATATAACGTTCTTATCACTACAGATTATATCCCACAAGAAACAGATAAAATTGAAGCAGTGATAAAAATCAGTGCATTTGCCAGTGCAGTTACTATTTTAGGGTTTGGTGCAAACTCGCTTAGCTCCCAGACCAAAATAGGAATAAATGCCAATGGCCCAAACGGTAAAGTTGGTGCGATGCATCTCAGTATCAACGGAGGTCAATATAAATTCACCAAGGTTGTAACTGGAACTACTGCACCCATAGAAATTGTGCTGGATTTTGGGGACTCTTCTGCCACTGTAGATGGACAGACCATATCCGATATAGCCTATAATTTCTATGATGGTCAATATCCATTAACGCTTTTGTGCGCGACTGAGTATCAATATAATTATGCTCTATATGGATATTTTTACTCTTGTAAGGTTTATAGAGGCTTAGTGGTAATTGCGGATTATGTTCCTTGTGTGGAAACAAACACAAGTGAAGTGGGACTTTATGATGTAGTAGCAGGCAAGTTCTTCAAGCAAACTGGTAAAGGAGCAAAATTTCAAGCGGGACCAGTTGTTGAATAGTAACTCTGGGCTTGTAAAACAAAAACCGCCCCTCACGGGGCGGCAGGAATTGACAAGACACGGCGCGTACTGTATGATAAGTGCAGAAGGACGCTGTTACATAAAAAGGCGGTTGGCCCACCGTTTGAACCCCTGCGCAAATTCCTATAGGGGGGAGGTGGTAGCGGATGCGGAAAGAGCAGATAGTCGCAGTATTGCGGTTTCTGGTATGTCTGGCAGTTTTGCTTTACATACTTTCCCCAAACGCGTGTTGACCGCCCGGCTAGCACCCGGACGGTCAACGTTTAATTAGTTGATCACGATGGGTCAACCGCCTGTAGCAGCGCCCTTCTGATTTTGATTATACGCATCCGCCTCCGTTTTGTCAAGAACGAACGGAGGTATTTTTTTGTTCCAACTTTACGCACAGAAAAACAAATTGATTTGCCAGACCCGCGAACTTGTCACCAGCGGCAGCGTGAATGTGTACCAGGTAGAGTTCACGTTCTCGGCGGACTGGGAGGGCATGACAAAAACCGCGGTGTTCCGGGCGGGGGACGTGTCCCGCAGCGTGCCGCTGGAGGCCTCCGGGGTGTGCGAGGTCCCTTGGGAGGTGCTGACCTCCCAAGGCCGGCGGTTAACCACCGGGGTGTACGGCGAGCGGGACGGCACCGTGGTGCTGCCCACCGTCTGGGCGGACCTGGGAGACATCCTGGAGGGCGCGGTCTTAGGAGAGAACGCCAGGCCTCCCACGCCGGAGCTGTGGCGGCAGGAGCTGGCCAAGAAGGGCGGCGCCCTGGAGTACGATGGTCTGACGCTGTCGCTGTTGTCCGGGGACAAGCCTCTGTCCTCCGTGCAGATCGCCGGAGGCGGGGCGCTGCCCGTTCCCGGCCCTCCCGGCCCGGAAGGACCTCCAGGTCCGCAGGGGGAGCAGGGACCTCCCGGCCCCCAAGGCGAACCGGGTCCCCAGGGAGAGCAGGGACCGCCCGGAGAGGGAAGCGGCGGACTGCCGGTCTACTATCTCACCCAAGACGCGTATGATGCGCTATCCCCGGAGGAAAAGCAGGCTGATGTGATTTACGCCACACCAGGAAACGGACAGCCAGCCGACGGCACGTGTTGGGAGGTGTACTCCGAGGAGGAACGGAGAATTGGGACCTGGATTGACGGGAAGCCGATTTACCGAAAGGTCGTTACTGGGCTGGATGTCCCCACAAGCCCCACATATCTGCGCTATCCCAGCGGCATTTCTGACCCAATAGACACCGCAATAAAATGCAGGGCTTATGTTCTGTATGGCGAAGAGAGTGATCCTAATTGGATTACTTCAAATTATCACTCTAGTGGAGGGATTTTTATATGTGGCATTTATGTAAGTGCGCGCGAAATCTGGATAACCAACACCCTGCAAGGTCCAAAAGGAAAGAAATGCTTTGTAATTTTGGAGTATACAAAGCAAACAGATTAGGGAGGTGTGGTAAATGCCTTTGTATCATAAGGGGGAGGTTTTATGCGGCAGCTCCTTCCCTGGCGCGGAAATCTACTCCACCGAGGAAGTACGGATTGGGACCTATCTTGATAAACCGTTATACAGAAAATTAACCACTTCGTTACGCCCAACGCAGAATGCCGCATGGACAGAGATATATAATGACCCAAATGTTTCCGAGTACACGTTAATCCGCGGTTTTATTGCTGGAATTGGCACAGAAAAAGTCCCTATTCCGCAGGGTAGTACGAACGGGAATGTAATAGCTCTGATACGGACTATGGATGATACACGCATTGAAATATATGTGCAGCAGCCAGGGTTTGTTGGCAAGTATCCCAAACTTATCCTTGAATACACCAAAACCACAGATTGAGGAGGGACCATCATGCCCGAAAAATGTGCAAACGACCCAACCCAGGTCTGCCGCAGCGCGACCCGGCTCGTATTGCTGGAGAAGCGGGTGGAGGACCTGGAGACCGGCCAGACGCGGGAGGAGGCGTTCCGGAAAGCATACTACGCAGAGCGGGAAAACCGTATCCAGCGGGAAGCCCAGCTGGACGCGAAAATCGACAGCATGGACGAAAAGCTGGATAAGGTGGTGGAGTACCAGGAGGCCCAGCAGGCCAAGCCGGAACGGCTCCTGGACAAGCTCAAGGAAAACTCTTTCTGGCTCGTTCTGGCGGCGGTCCTGGGCGCGGTGCTGGCGCAGGTGGGGCTGTGAGAGCTGCTGGCCTGACCCTTGTGTTTGAAAACTGTGCTGAAAAACGGAAAGGATGATAACTATGACTGATTTGACCCCTATTTTTAATGCTGTGATTGCTCTGCTGGCGGCGCTTATCACCGCCTTTGTGATTCCCTGGCTCAAGCGCAAGACCTCTGCCCAGGAGCGTGAGGACCTGCTGCGCTGGGTGGAGATCGCCGTGGCGGCGGCGGAACAGATGTGGGACAGCACCCAAGGTGAAGCGAAGAAAAAGGCTGTGCTGGCCTTCCTGCGGGAAAAGGGCTTTATCTTCAGCGAAAGTGAAATCGACTCCGCCATCGAGGCGGCTGTGCTGAAGCTGCACCATGAGCTGGAGGCAGCGGCATGACAGCAGAAAAAATTCTGGAAATCGCCCGGTTGCAGCTGGGCATCAAAGAGAATCCCCCCAACTCCAACCGGGTCAAGTTCAACACGGCTTACTATGGCCAGGAGGTCTCCGGCAGAGCGTACCCCTGGTGCTGTGCGTTCGTCTGGTGGGTGTTCCGGGAGGCCGGAGCCTCCGGGCTGTTCTACGGCGGGAAGAAAAATGGTTCCCTTTCCACACTGATGGGCTTCCACAAGACGCAGGCGGTCCGGGAAAACTACCTGCCCGGAGACATTATCTTTTTCAACTTCGGCGGCAAGAAAAACACCCAGCATGTGGGCATCTGTGAGGGCTGGGACGGCCGGTACATCACCACCATTGACGGAAACACCGCCCCCACCAACGAGGCCAACGGCGGGGCTGTAATGCGCCGCAGGCGGCCCAAAAAGTACATCGTCGGGGCTTACCGTCCCGCATATGAGGAGGACAATATGGACCAGAGTAAATTTAATCAGATGTTCCGCACGGCTATGGCAGAATACCGGAACAGTCTCCGGGACAACGACAGCAGCACCTATTCGGAGGCCGCTCGCCGGTATGTGGTGGAGAAGGGGATTTTCTCCGGGAGCGGCACTGCGCCGGACGGCCAGCCCAATTTCATGTGGGAGGACCTTCTGACCCGCGAACAGTGTGCCCAGGTGCTGTACAACTTCGCCCTGAAGCATGGGCTGGCATGATGGGGCGGGGGAAACGTATGGCCGGGCAAAAGTCGCAGGAGTTCTCCAAGCGGCTGATTGCGGACATTCGCTGGCTGCTGTGGGCGGTGACACTGGGCGGGCTTCTGCTGGCCGCTTACTGCATCTATAGGGACTATGCCGGGGCCTTGCCATGGCTGTCCGCTATGGTGGGCCTGCCCTGGACCGCTCATGGCGTGGTCTGTTCCTGCTACCTCAGCATGGCGAAGTCCGACCACCGACGGGGCGGTATTACTTACGAGTCCGCAAAAGCCGCAGGCTTCGGCCAGGACAGCGGCAGCGAGAACAGCCCCGCCATATGATGACAGCCCCCGCTGCGTGAATTTTCGTGGCGGGGGCTCTTTTTTATGGCTAAGATTGCGACTATTCAGATTAGGACAACCACGGAGCAGCGGGATGCCATCCAGGTCCACGCCACGGCCCGTGGGGAGTCCGTGAACGGCTTCATTAACCGGGCAATATCCGAGGCCATGGAACGCGACAGCACCGCTCCTGGGACCGCAGAGGGCCCCAAAAAAGAGGACGTCTGATTATCAGGCGTCCTCTAGTTCTATTTTGTCTATGTTTTCCTCAAATTCCTGGATATACTTTTTGCAGGCCCATTCGATTTCCTTGATCCTGGAGCGGCCATAGTATTTGCCGATATAGGACATTTTTCTGGCCACGTCTTTATCCATGACCATCGTGAATTTCAAATCCATAGCAATCACCTCACTATGATTCTACCCATGCAAGACAGATTCAGGTGATAATCAGTATTGAAACAGTATTGAGTTTATGGTAAAATAAAAAGGCCAGACGGGAGCGTACTCCCGCCTGGCAAGTGAATTAACCCTCCTGAGTATATCGGATGTAGATTGCGGCCAGATTGATAAACTCGGAGTTGGTAGGACGTTTGACCAGATGGTAGCCGACCATCTGGTCAAGCTCATTCCTGCCGCCGTTTCTCCAGCTGTTCGCTACCGCCGTCCGGATGGAGCGCTCCACACGGGCAGAGCGGGTATCGAAATGTTTCGCTGTTTTCGGGTACAAGTCTTTTGTGATAAGCTCCGTGGTGGCCCGTCCCTGGATGACTTCCACCAGGATATAGGACAAGTACCGGAAGCCGGAGAGCGCTGGGTTGACCCGCAGACGAAGCAGAGTTCGGTCCACGAGATGCTCCAGACTGATGCCGTCTGGTTCGGACTCAAAATAGGTTTTTGTAGGCATGACACGATCCTTTCTGTTTCTTTTGGGATTTGTCATACCTTGGCAGGAGGCCCGCGGCATCGGGGAGGCGGTCTTGCTCCATGCAGCATAAATAAACAGCTCCGTTCTCTTGGAATGGAGCTGTTTTGCTTTATACATAAAATTTATATTCCTACTGGTCTATTAAATTTATGTATGAAATTTTCTAAAAAATTAAAACCGAAAAGATATTGTGATTTGCCGAGTGGGATAAATAAGGATTCGGTCAAGCACCGAACGCCAGAACGCCTGCTGATCGGCCCGGCTCAAGGCAGCGTACATATCCTGCCAGCCGTACGACAAAATCGAGTGCAGCCGTTCTGTGCTGGGGCGTGCGGCTGCGGATTCCCGTTCCTCTATCAGCAGCGAATCTAACTGGGCGCTTAAAGCTTCATAATCTTTCCGGTACAGCTCCAGGTCAATTATATCATCAACATACAAATCTTTCAAGCGGGAAAGTTTCTTTTGCAGTCTGGCCCGTTCCTGCGTGTAATTCCTGACCGGCTGGTCTGCGGACGCAGACCGCTCCATCTCAAAGGCCAGCTTCTCCAACTCAGCGTCAACGTTCTCCAGAAGATAGCTCTCAATCACACACTCACGAACATTTACGCCGTTGATACAATCGCCGTTGTTATACCTACCCCGGCAGTTGTAAGCGATACCGTCATTTACCGCCCCGGACTTTTGGGTGTAAACATTTGTGTGGGCGCCAAACCGCCGCCCGCACTGAGGACAGAAAATGAGTCCGGTAAATAAATAGACCCGGTCTGCGTTCGCCTTCCGCTCGGTCCGGCGGCGGTTCGCACAAATCTCATCATACTGCGCTTTGGTGATATACGCCGGGCACATATCATCCACGCCCTCGAAGCGACCATAATACGCCTCTTTATACAGCATGTTCCGGGCCAGATAGTAAGAGTACAGTACGCCAAAGCGCTCCTGGACCTTCCGCCGGGCTTTTTCGATCGACCTGCATTCCAGAAAGCTTTCAAAGAAGCAGGCGACCGCGGCCTCTGACTCCGGGTCCTTGACGATCTTCTTTCCCTCGATTTTGTAACCCGTGGGCACTTTCCCGGTGCAGGGCTCCCGGCGTTCCTTCTTGGCGTCGAACACCGCCTTGATTCGTTCGCTGGTGCGGTCCGCCTCGTCCTGGGCTACCGAGAGCATAATGTTGATCTTCAGACGGCCGGAGGCAGTAGAGGTGTCGTAGTCCTCGTGGATGGTCCGCCAGTCCACACGATGGGCCTCCAGAATCTCCTGCACCTTGTAATACTCCGCAATGTTACGGAACCAGCGGTCCAGCTTGGTAAAGACGATCTGATCGATCTTCCCGGCGCGAACGTCCGCCAGCAGCCGCTGAAGCTCCGGGCGTTTTGAGGCGGGCTTCCGGGCGGAGATACCAGCGTCGATGTAGCAGTCCACAATCCGCACCTGGTTCTGTACCGCCCAGGAGTCCAGCGCATCCCGCTGGGCCCCGATGGACAGCCCGTGGACCGCCTGCTCCTCTGTGGAGACGCGGATGTAGGCCGCGATCCGGACTGCCGGGGTAAATTCAGTTGTTTTCATAAATTTCCTCCTTGTATTTTTCTGAAATCTGCATTACAATGAAGGAGCAGTATCCCGGCAAAGTTTACTGCTCCTTGAGCCGTCCTTGGTGTTCCAGCGCCAGGGGCGGTATTTATATGCTTAAGAGGCCAATAAGTCCAGACTGCTTTTCTGCTGCCGTTGACTCCATAAAATGCATTTAACATCATAAATCTCAAATGCTTCTAAATCAGAATCACTGATTCCCTGATCGTCATTTAGAAAAACGATCAGCTCGCCTTTATCGGCTCTTTTTTCCTTTGTATCACCCCAATTAAAAATTGTTAGATTTCTGGTTGTTTCGGTGAGACGATTGATAGGTTTGCAGAACCTTTCAGCTCTATTCCTTGTGCGCTGGAGATGATATTCATACACATATAGGCTTCCAGTTTTACCTGCCAAAGAAAAATCCCTAGAATAAAAGATATCATTTGAATCCAGGTATAAACCGACATCTTCCGCAAAAAAGTTTTTTACTGTATTCGGTTCGGCAATAAACATATCATCTATTGTAAGCATGGCTTGCAGCAGCATATGCTTTTTTTGTGGATAATTTGACTTTGCCGCCAAGATTTCCAGATTGTCCCCATTTACGCTAACGCCGAAATTACGTGCGATTCGAGCCAGCATTTCCCGGCGTTTTGTGGAGCGCGAGATGGAAACCCCGGAAGACTTTAGGTTACTGATGATATAACCGTCATCGGTCAAAAAATACGATCCGTTTTCATTTTGTTTTACATAGATTTGTATATGGTCATTATACCGATCAAGATAGGGTGTGGTGAGCTCATAAAATTCCCCAATCTTCACTGCGGAAAAACCGCTATACAACCAGTCTGCGTATTCCCGTATCATAGTTTGAATGTCCAAAGCGGTCACTTCCTTTCATGGGGACATTGTATCACAAAGTTTGCTGACTGAACACCTCTGGGGGTTCCATTATATGAAATTTCTTGAAGAATACATAGCAGACCTCATATAAGTCTTTGTCTAAGATGTCAAATGGTATGGCTGCCTTCATGTCGTGAGCTTCCGTGTAGATGTGTATATGGTTCCCATGAATGACTTGTCCGTCCGGGTTAGTATGCTTCCCGTTAGGATCTATGTCAAGCCGGAGCAGAACCTGATTACTTTGCCGCACTCTCCCTTGATAAGTGCATTTTTCGGCCAGCTTTCCTTTTCGATCAATATTGATAATGAAAATATCTTCACGACGATTCCCAATAACATCAAAAGAAATGCCGCCTTTTTCGCTGGGAAATGCAATTTGCTGTTCAACTGTCTTTTTCAGCATTTCAATCAACTCGTTAGCTTCCTCTTGCGTTAACAGCCCTGCCATCATATCAGCCTTTCTCCTCTTTATCTCCCTTTGCCCCTGGTACTGTTAACACAAAGGGCGGTTTCTGATTGCCCAAAATCCCAGACGTTTGGGATTTTCATTGCATTTTGTCAAAGCCTGTGCTATCCTGAGTGCAGGAAAGAATTATCTTTCAGCGCTGCCAGTAACGGTAGGCGGTGAAGCCCTCTTAACGGGGGGCGCTTCTTGCCCCCTGATTTTCGGAAAGGGGGGCTGCCCAATGGTCACATACAGTGAACTGTTTCAGTACACACTTGTTATCATCGGCATGATCGGCCTCTTTATCGCGGCCAATAAAAAGAAGTAACCGCCCCTCTGTCCCCACAGTCGGCGGTTACTTCTGTAATCTTAAGATAGGGGGCTAACCGTCTACCGGCAGCGCCCTTTCTATGCTCAGTATAACCGCATGATATGAAATTGTCAAGTCCGTCCCCGGTATTGTCAAGTACCAGGGGCGTTTTTTATTTTCCTGAAATCCGCCAACGTTGTCGGATTTGCTCACTCAAAATAGCTCTCATCGCACACGCCCAGTACCAGGCCCTGGCACTCAATATCATCCCGCATGGGAATAGGGGCATAGTCTGGATTGTGGGAAATTAACGCATCCTCGCCGCGTTCTTTAATCCAATGCTGGCCGTCCATCAGAAATACGCCAACTTCTCCGATTTCAGCTTTGCGATATGCACAGACAAAAATCAAATCGCCATCGTGATATGTCGGCTCCATGCTAATTCCGCTGACCCTGGCAATATAGGAGGTTCCCCTGGGAGGCCGCTTTATCAAAAGAAAATCCTCCGGATATTCTTGCCCGGCCTCCTGCCCGGTCCCGGCACTCATAGGCAGTGAGTAAATGGGAAGTTGGTAAATATTATCCGGGACACTTTCCTCTCCCGCTTCCATCTCCTTCCGCTCTTTGTGCAGGGCGGCGGCTTTCTCCTTGGTACACCGGACCTTTTCCTCACTAGCCACCAACTGAACTATCCTTTTCCCATGGTTGTCCAAACTTTCATAATCCGCAGCCAGTTTCATCACCTCCGTTGAATATAGCGGGGGATTTTCTTTCTCAAAGGGGATTTTTTCTGGCATTCCGTTGAGCTTCTCAAGAGATACCCCAAGACCATCAGAGAGTTTAAATGCAACTTCTAATGCTATCGTTTCTTGCTTCCTTCGGATTATCCCGCGCACGGTTGAATCTGGAAGACTACAAATCCTTGCAATATCGGCAATAGATATTCCCTTTTCTTTCATAATCCCGTCCAAAACTTCATAAATAGCCATCTTGCCACCTCCCTTTTTTAGAATCATATCATGTTTTATCGCTCAATGCAAGAAAATTTTAGCATTACCCTCTTGACAAATCGCTCAACGAGTGATTTAATAGAGATGCAGTCTCTCAATGCGCGATTTAGAAGGGGGGTGAAAATATGGCGCGGCAAAGTAACATTATGTTTCCAAACCTTCGTGCCGAGATGGCGCGGAAGCAAATTACCATCAAAGAAATTGCAAACACGATTGGTGTTGGACGAGCTGCGGCGAGCCAAAAGCTTTCTGGAAAAACTCCAATTACACTTGCCGAAGCGTTTATGATTGAAAAAAATTATTTTCCAGATTCCGATATTCGTTATCTGTTTGCAGAGCTTCTGGACAACATAGCCTGTACAGAACCGGACAGCGCGTGAGCGGCGCGGGATGATATAGGAGGAACCGGAGGAGGTGAGAAGATGCAAGCGATTATCGCGACCAACGCCAGCGCGGAAGAAATTGCCGCCCTTGTAGTGGGGCTACAAGGGCGGCTGGAGGATCAATGGTCTATCGAGGATCTTGATGAAGCCATTCATGGTATTCTCTTAAAATTTGCAGGAACATCTCAAAAGCACCTGCAGCCTGCTGTCCGGTAAGGCCGTGTACATTTTCTGCTATCCGGTTGGACAGGCCATTTTCTGCGCATTGAGCGCAAAAATCATTGAAATCCTTCACTTTGTGTCACCCCCTTCCGCCGCCATTATAACACAGGCGGCAGGAGGGGTACAAGAGGCGGGGCGGGACAGCGCGTGAGGGCGCGGGGAGGCGGAAGGAGGTGAATGGAAATGGTGAATCATTTTGATTACCTGAAGAAGACGGGAATGATGGCAAGTGAATGGGAAGAAGCCGCAAACAATGTTGCCCAGAAGCTAGTGGGTGTCCTGCGTGAAACCGGATGCACCTATTATGATGCAAAAGCGGCCCTCAGCAAAGCCGAATCCATCTTGGAACAGGCTATGCTGAAGGCCAAGGTCTGATCTAATCCAATGTGCTCAGGTCAATGTCTTCATCTTCTTGCGGGATGTGGATTTGGGCGTAGTGATACCATTTTACGAATGTACGAATCTCGTCAGTGTATCCAGTATCTTCGGGGTGCTTCTGCTGATGCTGAATCAGTTTTGCCTGAGCATAGGCAACGGCTAGATCGTGGATCACAGAATCAGACATGATACTTCACCTCCTCTCTCCGCCCCCATTCTACCACGGGGCGCCGGGAGGTGCAAGGGACGGAGACGGACACCGGGCCGGACAGCACGTGAGCGGTAAGGTATGGGCCAGTAGGGTTCGGGGATCCGGCGTAGGAAGGAGGTGAGAAGGAAGTGGAAGAATTAAAAAAAGAACTCCAGAAGCAGGGGTTACTTCTGGAGCTTGTAATCGAAATCTTGGCTACTTATTTTGAGAGCGATGGGCTTTCGCTAATTTCCAGTCAGCAACTTCACTGCCCATCCTCCGAGCGCAACGAGAAGGTCAGAATGCTTATTCAACAGGTCAGAGAACTTAGCTAACTTCCCTTTTTCAAGTTTTTCACCAGATTCTTCGATGCGCTTCAGCTCCGCCACCAGTTCGCATAGCTGAGGCATGTCAGAGGAGGGCTTGCTGGCAATCAACCGGGCTATATCCTCAACGCTTGTACCAAAGTTTAGTGTTGCATTTTGCTGATTTCCGATGATAGAAGGACCGCTCACTGTTCCTATGTTTATATTTGCAGTTGATTGATTTTGCTGGCTATCTCTGTATTCAGATTCACTTTGATATTCGACCATCCAAGATACGATCTCTCCTTGTACCGAAAGTGGCTCTGTTTTTTTAGCGTAGTACCTACGACCTGTTGGGGAATGAATCAACCAATCTCCATCTTGAACGTCAACATTTTCAATTAATTGGATTGTGCTTGGATATTCACGCCCACAAAAGAAGCCGTGGGCAGAGCAAAGTAGCAGAGAGTTTCGTTCCAGCGAAAAGGTATCTGTCATTTGCTTTAAGTGATCGAGTGCTAGTCGAGTCCGCATAAAATCATCCCTTTCTGTTGTGATAAACCAATTTTAGGGAAGGTAGAAAGAAAAGTAAAGAGGTCTGAAGTGAACAATCTATGAACAAAGCTACCTGCGAACCTGGACACCGGGCAGTGAGCGGTTCGGGGAAACGGAAGGAGGTGAAGGACGATGGAAGTAATCATCCGTGGCAGCGCAAAAGAGATTGCCGCTCTTGTATTCGCAATACAAGAGCGGCGGGGAGAGGACGTCTATTCGGATTTGGCTAAGGGGCTGCATCAGGCGCTTCAGGATCAACTGGCAGCAGTCCGAGCTGATCGAGAACCCCGGTGACGATACGGGCCGTCACGGCTGGCTGCGTCTCCACCGCCATGGTAAGCACTTGCAGAAGGGTTTCCCGGCTGTGCCCATTCTGCTCGAACACGGCGTTGAGGGATTCTGCCAGCCGTTCCCGTTCCGCAGCGGCAAGCTGCTCCACAAGTTGTTCGTACTCTGTCCGTGTCACGGTCTGTTCACTCCTCTCTCTGGGCCTATTGTAGCATACCGGCGCAGGGCTGGCAAGGACAAGTTCCGGCGGCACGGCGCAGACCGGACCCCGCATAACAAAAATCAAGGAGGAAGTTTCCATGGAAACCAGAACATACCCCATCACCGACGACGCCCTGGCGCTTACCGTCCAATCGCTGGACGAGCTGGCGCTTCGGCTGGAAACGGAAGCCTCAGCCTTTGCGCTGCTCCAGACCCGGGAGGGCACGCGGCTGGCAGAGGCGCGCCTGGAGCAGGCGCACGCTGTCCGGCAGCTGTCCGGATTCTACTTACACCTGTAAGGAGGAAGTGAAATGCCGAGAACAAAGGAGTTCACCTTCGTCGTCGAGACACCCTTGAGCCGCCCGGCGGCCGAACGCGCCTACCGGAAGCTGGTAGAGCTGGTCAGCGCAAAGTATGGGATGCGCGTGGAGGGTACCGTCCGGGAAAAGACGGCGCAGGAAATCCAGAACGCAGCCCGCCGGACGGAGCCAGAGACGGCAGCGGCCGCCGGAAAGTGAGGCTGTACATATGAAACCGAAACAGAACCCCGTGCCAGTGGCAGTCGAACTGGCCTCTGTACTCCTGGTGACCGTCTCAGCTTTTGTGTGGGGCCGGCAGACCGCGCTGGCGGAGCGTGGCTATACCGCCATCGGTGGCGAGTACCTGCTTTTGCTTCTTCCCCTCATGTACTACTCCGGCAAGCGGATCGTTCTGGACTGGGTCGCAGAGGTCCGCAGTCAGTGGGGGGAGGATTGCATATGAGCAAAGCATCTGCCAAACAGAGATTGGCGGCGATAGAGGACTGCAAATTCAACCCATCGGTGGACTGCAGGAATAAAGCGGAATGTTCCGGCTGCGGGTGGAACCCCGCGGTAACACAGCGCCGTCTGAAACGAATCAAAGCCAAGGGACCGGCAGGCCGGAAGGTCAAATTTAAGTACACCCTCAGTATAGAGGGTTCAGGGAGGATTGTCAAGCCATGATGAACGAATGGTACGAGCAGGCCAAGAATAAGCTGGAAGCCGAAAAAAGCTCTGGCAGCTACGACAGGTACGCCAGCGCCATGAAGAACGCCGTGTGCGAGGCCCTGGCCGGGTTCTGCCGCCAGGATGCGGAGTTTGCCCAGGCGGTGGTCCAGGGCGGTGCCTTCGCGGAGTGCATGAAGGCGGTGGCTAAGGACTGCGGGAGCGCGATCTCCGACCTGGAGGCGTTCCGCCGGGCGGTGAGGTTCTACTTCCCTGGTGCCGATGTGAAGTTCCACATGACGGTCAACCTCTGCGCCGATGTGGAGGCCGAGGCCGCAACTGCGACGCCGGTGGCCAGCACCGGCCCGAAGATTCTCGACCTTGAGGATTTTTTGTAAGGAGGCGGACGCAGTGACAGAGCAGGAAAAAGCCGAGCTGTTCGCCAGCAAGGCCCCTCCATTGAACCAGGCGGAGCGGGACGCCATCAACGCCCTGTTTCCCGCATACATCTTCCGCCGCTCCCGCACCGATGAAATCTGGACGACCTGCTGCCGCAAGCACATGGTGGTGGAGGACAAGGACATGATGGTGACCACGCCGGAGCGGAATTTCCCGGCGGTTATGTGGGAGCCACACCAGCGGGAGCAGAGGAACCGCTGGGATGACGCGCCAAAGCCGAACGTGCGGTGCCCCCTCTGCGGGAGGATGGTCATTGTGAAGGAGCTGCGCTACAGCGGCGGGCGGGA